CGAGGTTGGGGCGGACCAGAAGATGGCTCCTATGCCATAAACGGAGGGGGAGGTGGGGGTCACGATGCAGCCTTCGCCGCAGGTGCTGGTGGAGGAAGCAATCACGCAAGCTCAACCCATCAGAGCAATGAGTGGGTTGACGACGTTGATAACAATCCTTACGAGTACCCACAAGCTTCATCAAGCACAGATACAACTGCCAATTCCAATTAATGAGTTAACAGAATACTTAACATCACTAGTATTCTATCCGAAACCCTAGTTAGGACTAATCCTGACTAGGGTTTTTGCATATCA